TTCCAGTAGGCGCGGGCGCCCTGTGAACCACCAGTGCTAGTGCCAGTGGCCTTGGTTAGAGTCCAAACACCCTCAACATCAAAAACGCCATCGTCACCACTAGCAACGTCGCTTTGAGCTACGCCAAAGGTGGCGCCAACAAGCGCGCCGCCACCAGAGCTGACTGCATAGGGAGCGGCAAGGGTTAAAACCTCGCCCTTTTGAGAATAGTTCTTAGCCATGAAGTCCTCTTGAAAAATGGTTGTTGGAAATGGGCCGGGACTGCCGGCCCTAGGTCACAGATCAGACGCCAGTCGAGCGGTAGAAGCCACGGTGATCAGCCATGGTTGCGTAGAAGTCGTGACGTACCAGCATCTCAATCCCGTCGGGATTGCGCTTTTCGGTAGAGGTAATCACCGGGCCAGATTCGCCGGCAAGGTAACCAAACTGGATCATGTCCACCACATTGGGGTTAGCCGCCAAATAGTAGTAAGCGGTTGAGTCGGCGGACAAGCGAGCTTCCACAATCAACTCCATTCCACTGGCAAACGGGTTGACCGAGGTGATGGCGTTAGGAGCAAATCCAGTTGGGTAAAGGAATTGGAGAGCGGCCGTGCGAAGCTCGGGGGGAACAATTAAATAGGCCGCAGGAATGTTAAGAACATTGCCCTCGCTATCAGTTTGCTTCCGCAGCTTGGTTACGCCAGCGTCAATTCCGGTAACGCCAATGGCGCCGGTTCCGGTGTTGTTGTGACCGCTGGCAAACAAGGCCTGGCCATCAAGGGTGACGGTCGAACCATTGGCGCCATCAGTCAGCAAAGCCCAGGCCAGGTTGCTCTCAAGTAGCGAACATCCGGCGCCCATTTTTGCTGTCATCCGATCAATGGCGGATAAGTTGTCATTGATCAGAAGCTGACGGGTAATGGTCAACCCCTTGCCATAGGTAAACAGTCGATAAGTCCTTTCCTGATCCGAAAACTTACCAAACTTGTATTCACCGCCTTCAAGTATCTTTTCGGGAACAATCTGGCTAACAAGGTTGACGTCGTAATTAGGCTTAAAATCGACATTATCAGACTGGAAAGCCAATGGCCGCCAGGTCTGCAGCTCTTCGGCATAAGCACGGCTGAGCCGCTTGTTAGCGGTATTAAGTACCAGATTGGAAAGATCCGAGTTGGTATGGAATGCCCGGTCAATCAACTCATTGGTAGACATCAGGCGAACATCAGTCCGACTGAATCCACGCACCGTTTCGAGGTACTCGCGGGCCATGTCGGTGGTCCGCATCCCCCGGTACTCACGGGCCAGCTCCGTCTGTTCCGTGACGGCATGGCAGCGGTAGTCAAGGGCTTCACCCAGGCCGCGCAAGAACGTCACGTTGGCGTCGCGGGTGACGGCAATACGGGCAGGATGCCCAGCCGTTGCAGGAGACCTGGCCTCGGTTGCCAGGCGAACGCTGCGCACGACCTCAGTCATGACCTCCAGATGGGGGCGATTAGCAGTGGAACGAATGAGCTCCTGCACCGTCTCCTCCGGCAGGCCTGCGACCGAGGCAGACCGACGAATTGCCAGCTCTCGGGTGACATCATCAGCAGATGCGACGGTCTCAGACACAGCAGTCTGAGGAGCTTCCGTCACCGCAGTGGTGGCGGCTGGTGGAGTGCAGGCGGGAGCCGGCTCAGTGATCGCTGCCGGATTGCCCCCGGCGGCTTGAGTTTCAACAGTCATCGCAAGGGGGTCCGTAAATTGGTTGTTTTCAGAACTGATACCAGCCGACCGCATAACGGCAGCTGGATCCTGACCGGCAACGACCAGGGAGACCGCGACAGGTTCCCAGTCCATTGCCAAGTCGAGAGGTTGTTGGGCGGTTGCCAATTTCCACCCGTAGATACGGGCATCAACTGAAAACCGGGCCGATCCAGACCGCAGGCGGGGGATGGCCGTAGCCATCGCCTCCTCTGGTCCATCGACCTTCACCACTCCAATTAGGGCAGGAATACCCTCGTCAGTGGTGCCCAGCGACAGCGACTGCACAGCGCCCCAGCATGATGCCGAGGTGCGCGCATGGTCGATATCGCACGGGATCGGCCGGCCGGGCCAGCGAATCGCCGCCATTGAATGCAGCAGCTGGACACCATCGCCTACGTCGCCCTCGGACGAAATGATGATTGTCGCGGTTTGACTAGCTTCATCCCATGTATGGGGCGAAACCAGAGCCATCCGCTGGCAATCACGTTGGCCCGTGACAAGTTCGGAGTTGGTATCCGTGCTGAGTTCCATAGTTCCTAGGCTAGCTGGCTTCAGTCGGAGGTAGCTCAGAACCGGAAGGCCGAGCTTGAGTAACGCCAGAATCACTCACCAGCTTGGCATCTACCGTCAGCGCCAGATCCCTCCCTCTGGCGTAGGCCATGTCATCGCCCAGTTCATCAATCACGGCCTGAGGCACATATCCCAGGCTTCGCTGAACCTCTGAGAGGCTCATCAATCCGGCTCGAACCGCATGGATCAGCGCCGGGATCTCGCGAGTTGGATCGATCATTTCCCGCCGTGGCGGAGTCCAAATCATCCGACCAGAAACCCTAGTTGTCATGCTGGCCATAGCCACTGCAGAGGCAAACCACTGAGCAACTGGGTTCAATATCTGAGGGACCGTGATATTCCAACGCCATGACGCGACATTGCGATGGAACTCAAGCCAGCCCATCCGGCCGTTGCTGAAATTAACCTCAGACAGGATTCCAGTCAAAGCCTCAAACGTAATGCCGTAGCCAGCGGCAACGGCATGTAAATGGTGCCGTTGCAGCTCAATGAAATTGCCAGCCGCCGGAGGGGTGTTGAATTTAATGTCTTTTCCAGGCGGAAGAATTTCAATCGCGCCGGGTTCCAATTTGTCAAGAAGCTCCGTCCCAGCTGCCACCATGTCTGGGTCCGGGTCTGTAATGAATCCAGCAAAACAGCACGCGATCTTGTCGAGTGTCAGCCGGGTTTCGCTATGGTCGCCAATGTCGCGCAACGTCAGCAAAGCCGATGCACCCCAGGGGACACCAGTGGCCTGATGGGGTCGCCGCACTTCGTAAGCATGACAGATTTCCGTAAACTCAACAAACTCAGAAGCAATAGACTGATTTCGCCAATCGGTTTCGCCTGGATGGTTCAATCTGATCCAATACCCTTCCAATCTGCCAGTATCATCAAATTGTTTCCCAAAAATAATATTTGATCCATTATCCTTACTAAGATCCAGCCAATCTGGTTCTAATACTTGCAGCACCAATGGCGGCAAGCCCATGCTTACAAGACGCTCATCAATTCGGCGACGCACAAGGCAGCTTCCGCGAACTGCAATGGTGCGAGCTATAAGGCTTTGTAAGCCATAAAAATTTGTCTTGCGGTAAAAATCACATTCGATAGAATCGGCCCAATCGTTCCATAATTGAGAATATTTCTTATTTTTATTAGCAGGTTCCCCTATAATGCCATCTCCAATCCAGTTATTAGCAATAACCCTGATGGCTTTATCCGCCCACGGATCAGAGTCAACTGTATCCTGATGTCTTGAGATGATCCGCTGTAGGGACTGCCTTAGGTCGCTGTTTGGCCCCCGATTGGTGGTCCACCAATTCTCGGTTCTCCTGGATACCTTGCCAGCATCAAACGCCCGGCGGCGTTCCGCGATTAGCTCCGCCTGCACATTGGCCAGTGCTAGTTGCAGCTCAGCCTTGCTTTGGCGCCTACCCATTCTCAGGCTCGCTGGAAGGTGGTATAGATGCGTTTGGCTGGCACCATGGTGGCCGTAGCCTCAACTTCGCCAGTCATTTTGCGCTCAAGCTGCAGCATCTCATCAAGGCTCCGATACGTCAGCTGCCGGCCATCGCTGAATCGAACCGTCAAGACCCCCTCGGCAATCGCTGCCCGCAGATCCGCTAGCTGTTGTGACGTGAATTTTGTCATAGCCTCAGGCTAACGACCCCAGAACGAGCTAGACCGCTGTCGTGGTTTTAATGTTGCCTGCGTCGTCGGCAGCTGTCCCGCCTGCACCTCCAGCTGATCCCACATAGTCGCCCGGTTGTACCTGCGGGCGACCAACTGCAGGGCTGCGTAAGCCATTCGGGTGCAGTCCCCGGCTTCGTCGCGTGATCCGGCGGGCAACACCCAACTGTAGGTGGTCTGACCCTTGTCCCGCTTTGGCATCCGCTTCCACGGGAACAACTCAGCCAGGAATTGATCAGTGCTGGCCATCCCGAAATGGAGGTATCCGGGCCCAGGCTGCTCGTTGCGCAGTCGGCCCTGCAGGTGATTGACGCTGGCGTCATAGCCCACGTTGAACAACAGGACACCTTTTTTGGCGATGGCCTGGTTTTTGCGGTTCACGTCCACCGGCACGCCTCGGCCAATCAACGGTTTGCCCACCTGGTGTGCGCCCTTCATCGGCACCCATATCGAGGCCCGACTGCGACACCAGTTGCGCACCTCATGAGTCGCGTAACCACCGTCATCAATTCCGCCCATCGCTAGGCGCAGCTCAGTCCCGTCGGCTTTGCGCCATTTGGTCTGAGCGATCTGATCCAGCTGGGCCAGTGTCTCCGGCTGCTGCGGGTCGCCATCGATCTCCCAGTGGCCCAGGTGCCAGCCCTCCTCACCGCGGCCCCAGCCCCAAACCGTGAGCACCAATCGCTCGCCAACGGTGCCACCGCCGCCCTGAACGTCAACCCCAGCAGTGAGCAGCAGCACGCCATCAGGCACGGTGTCCTCTGGGTAGCCATTGCCGGCGGCTTCGTTCTTGCGGCGTTCTGCCAGACCATCACCAGTGAGCTTGCCACTGATGGAGTCCTCCCACGGCTCACCCAAAACGGTGTTATGGAACGTCTGCATGGCGTCGGGGTCACCCCTGCGCATGGCCTCCAGTGCCTCAGCGTGCTCGCGCACCAAAACGGTCCAGTCCGCTGCCGGGCTGTAGCTGTAGGCAGCCCAGATATGGAACGACACCAGGCCCGGTTGCTGACTGATTGCCGTTGGGCGCCACTCGCCGCGCTCGACCATCCACCGTTTTTTGCTGTGGGGGATCGGCTCGGCGCAGTTCTCGCAACCGTAATGCCCGGCGCAATCGCCCTCTCGAATCATCTGCTCCCAGCGGAGCACCTGCATCGCCTGGCAGAACGGGCACGGCACATAGAACCGCCGCTGATCGCCACGCAGGAAGGCTTCTTCC